TTAAGTCTCCTACACTAGACTCAGTTTGTTGCGCTGCAATAACCTTTGACCTTGGGTCATTCGGGTCCATCTGGGCTGCTGCAACAGTGGTCATAGCTGCATCCACGGCAGGTGCAGCCTGTGTAGCTTCCATTGTATTGGCAGCTTTTTCTTCTGCTGGGGTAGCTTGTGTGGTAGCAGCCATAGCCGTATCCACAGCTACGTTTCCAGTTAGCTGTCCAGTATCTGTCGGTACGTATGCACCGGGGTCACTTGGTGTGTACGCGACTTCAGTTGTTCCACCGGCTGGCAAACCGGGCGTAAACATACGCTGTACAGTAGCTTCCTGCACATTCTCTGGTGCTGCAGGTGGCTGGTCTACGGGCGTTTCAGCAGGAGGTGTAGTACCACCCTCTTGCATCCTTACCACACCGCCACGTGCCATCTGCATGGCCTTCTGCTGGTATTGCTGCATCTGCTGTTGACGCATAGGGTCTTGTGACAGAAAACTCTGGAAGCCCTGCATGTTACCTTGATAACCCATAGCACGGGCAATTTTTTCCATGCCGCTTGGCTTAAACGCCTTAAACATTGCCATTAGTTAAGTCCCATAAATACTGATACCACCATTGCTACCACAAGAATGGTGCTACCCATAATCATTGCTTCTAGCCGCCACATGCGCTTGTCCAAGCTGTCAAGGCGTTCCTGCACATTGGCATACCGGATGGCACATTCTTTCTCGTGTGCTTCCAGTTCCATCTGTGTCTTGAGTACAGGTTCCATCGTCAGCTTCATCAGTCTGCGTCAGCGATTGTCAATGTACCGGCTGCGACCTGTCGCATGATTTCGTCGTAGTGGCGGTTGCCAACAGATGCAGGAACCACGCATAGAAGGCCGTCAATGGTTGCTATGATTGATACATATGTTGCACCAAAATCGCTTGTGATTTCACGTCGAACAGCATTTTCAATAATCATAATTATAACTCCGCATCAAATTGCAGTTCATCACCTGTGGTAATATATCCAGTGTACCCCCTCCCAGTGGTAGGGGTGAAGCTAACGTCGACACTTACGGTTATACTAGAGGCGTCGACGTTTACAAAAGTCACGTCACTCAGAGCAAAATTATTTTCTGACCCGTTTCCTCCAACCAAACCAATGTTGCCCGTAGTGTTTGAACCTAATTGAGGGTCTCCCCTCATTGACGTTGCTATAGGCAATGAAAAGAACAGTTTTGAACTACTGAAGCGTTGGGCGGGGAAAACATGATAATTGCTAGTCGCTTCAGCAGTAACTTGGTAATACCTCTGACACCTAGCCAACTCATCCGCGAATGACCGATGCTCAAACGCTGTGGCCTGTTCACCGACCTCAAGCTGGATGCCGGTGATGTACCATTCGTTACTGGTGCTGTCTGCGAGGTTGACCTGCGAAGAACTAACACGATTGGCGTCAGTTTTAGATGCCCAACCGCTAGAAAAAGTACCGCTGGTAAAATCTGTTCCTGCCGCCAAGAACCAAGACACGTCAAGTGAAACAGCGTTATCATTATCAAGTGCGCCTAAAGTATCACCAGCAAACGTAACAGATTTAAACTCCCAAGTATCTGCGGAGGAAACAGTATAAGTTTTTGAAAATGTCCTAGTGTTATCTCTGTCAAACAACTCTAGGGTGTATGTTCCTGTTTTATTAGTGCGAACATAAAAAGAAACAGTTACGCTTTTTGCCCCAGAAGTTCCTTTTGCAAGTTGTTGTAGATTTTGTCCCTCAATTCTTTGCAATAACTGAATGTTGCTGTCAGATGACAAAGAACCATTTGCCGCTGTGCAGTCAAACTTATATGAATTTGAAAAACCTTCTGGGCTTGTTGTGCTTTGAGAAACAGTCCATGTGCCGCCATTAGTCATTGAAACCTTAAATCTATCAGGTGCATTAGCATACTGGGTACTGGTCACACTAGTCTCACTCGTACCCCGCTGTGCCACCTGCATCGCACCGTTGATAATCAGGTTCCTGTTCGACAACGCCGTCTGCGAACCAATCAGTGCGGCGAGTTCTGCTGCCTTACTCATGCGAGGTCTCCGTGAACTACAACAAGAACATGGTCACTATCTTGCCTAGCATCAGCCGTATTAAGTGTGCGAAGAAGCACAGTGCTGGCTGTTATGGCCCCGTCAAGATTCACCATTGTGTTGGAAAAACCAGAGCCGTTAGCTATACCCGCTACGGCGTAGTTTGCATCTGCCATGTTGGTTGTATAACCGAAATCATAATCTCCATTGTGTGGGCCTTCAACCGTGCTGGTAATATTAAAACTTCCACGAATTTCAGTATCAGATGAATCAAACGTAGCTGTTCCGTTAAAATTAACCCAGCCCTTCGCACTACCCTGTGCAACAGTAGACGTAGCCACGCTGTTGTTCCCGCTGGCATCCTTCAGGGTGTTTACTCTCAGTTCACTAGCCATTATGCGAGGTCTCCCTGAACCATAAACGAACTGGCGGTGTTACTTCCACTGTCACTAGTGTTGAAGACGTTTATGTCGTGACCCGTCGTCAAGTTAGTACCTCGTGTAACTCCTACATTGGCACTAGAGTTAGCCATAGCCGCTATGGAATAATTAGCGTTTCCCATGTCGTTTGTGAAACCATATGAGTAGTCTCCCGACCCTACGTTATCTGTAACGCTGCTATAATTAAAACTATCTCTTAAACTACCATCGGCACCGTTAACAAAAGCCCACGCCTTGCACAGCCCTTGCTGCAAATTCGTTGTGGTCGAGTTGCCCTCGCCGGTAACTGCAATAGACCCCGCCGTGGATACTCCTGTAATCGTATCGACTTTAAGTACGCTTGCCATTATGCGAGGTCTCCCTGAATTGCCACTGAACAATATGCAGAGTTATCTGGGTTACCGTTGTAATTATATACATAACAGGTAAACAGACTAGCAGACCTAGAGTCGTATTTGTTTGTACAGTTGTTTGATGCTGAGTGGTCTCCGCCGCTAGTATGCCCGTAAGTCGCATCTGACATTGCATTTGTAAAAGCAAAAGAATAACGACCTGTCGAACCTAAATCTGTAAGGGTCGATAAATTAAAGCTGTCGTCAGCAGTTGGCGTTGATGCACTACCATCCCAATTAAAATAAGCCTTGTTAGCAGATTGCTTCGTCAGCGCAACCGGCCCCGTACCAGCCTTGTCAGCAATCGTGTCTACATTCAATACGCTGGTCATACGATGCTCCAGTATCCGTTAACAGTGACGGTGGCATTGTTCTGCGTAATCGGCCCCGCCGACACACCGTTCTCATCGCTGTCGATTGTGATGTCTGCGCTGATGGTCTGACCGTTGAGACGGATGATGCTGTCATTACCCTTAAACGGATAGCGGTTGTCACTCTCTGTTTTAGTATATGTATTGGCTACACCAAACGTGTCATACACAACCATCTCTACAACGTCATTCAGTGACGCACTAGTTACAAGCACAACGCTAGTGCCTGTCGTAGCTGTGTAATCCGTACCCGGCTTGAGAAGAACACCGTTCTGGTACACGTCCATGTACAGGCTATCAACATAGGTCAGTGTCTTTGCGTCACTGTCACTACCACTAAAGCTAGTCTGACCAGCAGTAGCTTGGTAGATAAACCTATTGCGAACACCTTTGTCTGGAGATTTACCTATGTATGCCATTATTCACCTGCTTCCAGTGATGCGACTTTAGCCTCAAGTGTTTCGATGCGAGTCATAGCTTCTTGCAAGGCTTTAACGGCTTTCAAGTAAAGGATGCTGTATTTAACAGCCTTTACATCGTCTGTAATGCCAAGCGTATCTTTTTGATAAGGGTCTGGCTCTACTGTTTCCACTAACCCGTTCATGCCAGCGGTTTCTAAATCTTGCGCTATTAATCCAAGCAAAACAGGGGCATCATCGCCATCCACAGATACTCTGTATTTTTCTTTGTAGTTTTTGAATTTTAGAGCCTTGATGTCGGCCCACTGGGAACTTGCATCAGTTATATCTTGTTTGATGCGTTGGTCAGAGGTTGAACCGTACGAATTATTAATATTTTGCACATTGCCGTTACCAAGGATTTTTATGCTTGTGGCAGAGCCACCGTTCTCATTGGCTTTAAAATAGGTATGATTTGTATTGGCTGATTTGGTGGTTTGAACATAAATAACATCACTTGTGTAGCTGCTGGCATTAGCCTCAATACGAGCTACAGCATTATTGTCCTCATTTTTTGCGTAGAATTTAGCACTTGCACTTGTAGTTCCAATAAGAACATTGCCGCTATTGTCAATACGCATCGTCTCGTCTGTTGCAGAGCCATCAGTTTTTTTGAAAATAATTTCTCCGTCAGCACTGCCATCTCGTGCCGTGACGATAAGCGCACCGCTAGTGGCTTGAAGGGTGACAATATCATTTGTACCTGACGAGTCAGTCATTGTGATGGTTGGGTCATCACTTGTCAGAGTAAGCCCACTAGATAGCGTGCCTACTCCGTCGCCGTTTACTTTAGTTAACGCCACCGTCTATCTCCTTATGCGTAAGGGTTAACACCCAGCACATCTGTATCCCACGCAGCCTTCAATTCAGCAATCGTGGTTGCATTTGTAATTGCAGATGCAGCAGGTGCATCACGCAAGGCATTCTTCTTAGCTACAGATGCAGTCTTGGCTGCACTGTCGTCAGCCTCAAGCGCCTTCATGTACACGACATCTTCTGCCTCAAGCAGAGGGGCGCGTACTAGACGTATTTTGTCCTTGAAAATTTCTTTAGCCGTTGCCAAGTCCTCAGAGATTACGCTTCCGCTAATAGACCATGCACCACGAAAGTGACGGTCAGATGGAACGGTAGCCGTGGAAGCGTCAATCTGGTTCCCGTCCTTGTCTACGATGTAAGTTGTTGGCATAATTTACTCCTTATGCTGCTAGGTCTAAATCGTCTGAGATGCGCCATGAGTTGCGCCACTCACGAGTTTCCGGTAACTGCGACTTTTTGCAGATTACCATCTTTGGGCGGTTGCCCTCGTCCCACGTCTTCCACACAGACTGTGGTACATCCTTCATAATCAGGTATTCAATAGCCTCTTCTTCTGTCATTGGCCCAATAGGCGGTGTGTCGTGCAGTAGGTAGCCACGAGTATGTTTCTTGAAGTCAGGCTGTGCCTCGTCCTTCTTGAGTTCCCAGTATACCCAAACCGGCGGCAATATCCCACCCTGCAAGGCACAAGCCATCCAGTTAGGGTCCGGTATCATTATCTTAGCGCACTCGTCTACGTTGTCCTCATAGACAACCCGATAGTCTGACTGCACACCATCAAGGTTTTCTTTGGCCCAGCAGAGCCTGTCCCATAGATGTGTGCCTTGAAACTCTGGGGTCACTGTCATGCAAGGTCTCCTTGAACTGCTGATTGCAAATGATTTGGGTCACCATTAGCGCCACCATTTTCATTCCAACTTGTGCAGCCAATTATTGCAGAAGTGTGTTTTCTGTAAGTGTCGGCCTCGTCACCTGTGGTCATAATATTTGCAAAAGCGTTTTGACTACCTTTAGCAGAACAGGTCATAGTCGCTGAATAGTTTCCGTTACTCATATTACTAGTAAAGGTAAATTCGTACTTTCCCTCATCTTCGTCTAAAATTGAAGTGTAGTTAAACGAATCCCTAAATGTGGGGGTGGACTGATTTACATTAGCGTTGCCCCACGCCTTTGCACTGCCGCTTACAGCATACTTCGTATCCACCGAACCTTCAGTCGAGTGCGTCAGGGTATCTGCTTTAATTATCCCAAATCCCATTACTCACCTGCCTCCAGTGCTGCAACTTTAGCTTCAAGTGTTTCAATTTTATTGATGGCTTCTTGCAGTGCGCCGGTAAGCAACGGAACCAGCTTGCTTTTGTCAATGGCTTGCATGACTGCGTTGCCGTCGTCGTCTACCTCGTTGTGTGTTCCTAAGACAGCTTCCGGCACAACAGTCTGCGCCTCATGCGCAAGGAAGCCATCAACCGTTGTGTCGGCATCTGAGATGAAGTTAAACCGCTTGGGTGCCAGCGTTTTCACCCGTTCAATAGCACCGGTCATGTTGGTTACGTTTTCTTTTAGGCGGTGGTCTGACGCTTCAGCAAAGGATGTTGAACTACCGCTGGTAAAAATTGAACCAACTTCACCATTAGGATTGTGAAAACCTATTTGTTGTATTGAGGCAGTACCATTTACACTAAGGTCTCTATCACCAACACCACCAAACTTTATACCGCCGCCACCACTGGTAAATGATGTTACGCCGATGAGAAGCTTGCCGCTACTGTCGATACGCATACGTTCTGACGAGTTAGTCGTAATTGCTAAAAAATTGCTGCTATGATCATAATCAATCCGACCCGATCCATCGGATGATTGATCACCGAAATTTAGACGAGAGTTCCCATCGTTAGCTGACCGGATGGTAACGTCAGTATTGGCACCGGATTCTGTCTGCTGAATGAGTAACATCTCATCCATGTTGGTCGCCCCAATACCAACCCTGCCGCTGCTGTCGATACGCATCCGTTCACTGTTTGCAGTCTTGATTGCAACCACATCATTTGTGGACAGGTCGATGCCGCTGTCGTTGTCACCGCTGACGTTTACAACGCTGTCTGTCTGTATTTCACTCATAGGAGGTCTCCAAATACTGTGCAGTAAACAGCCTTATAGTCTTGGGAGTCACCATCACTTGCAGAACGTGATTGATATGCTGTTGCAACATATATTTCTGAAGCCGACAAAGCCCTAAAGTTTTCCATACCACCAATACATGCCGCTGGGCCTGCCCTGTCTCCCCCCGCATCTTTGGCAGTGCCATTAACACTATTAAAAACACTTGCAAATGCAGCTTTGTTTGTTGCGCTACCGAAATTATTCGTAAAAGTAAAAGCGTGTTCGCCCGTGCCTACGTCATTTAGACTTGAGTGATTAAATGAACCATCTATATTGTCTGCTACAGCGTCGTAGGTTACCCAAAATTTAGCCGCCTGTTGCTTCGTCAGCGTAGCTGCACCGCCGCCGGTGCTTTGGATGGTATCTGCCTTTAACGTACTCATAGCGTCACCAATGTCCCGCCGCTTTCAACGGTCAGGGTCACGCCACTGTCTACAGTGAACGGGCCTGTCACGTTTGCATTCTCAGTCGAAAGAATAGTTATGTTAGTGGTCAGGTTCTTTGCATTCGTACGGAACAAGCCACCACCTTTGAAGTTACCTTTATTTTCCGCAGGAATAGTCGTTGACCCACGAGCAAGGTCAAGATAATTTACAAAGATGTTGTTTGTGCCGGAAGAGGGTGCATCGCCATCTGCAAAAGTAAGAGTTATACCATCGGGAACAGTGTACGAATTTGTATCCTGTACGACGCCATCAACAGATACAAGAATGCTCTGCTTGCTTGCCACAGTGCGATTAAGTGTGAATGTTTTAGTACTGCCATTACCACTAAACCGCTGCACAGCAGGTGTAGTTTCAAAGTGTGTGGCAGGTGCATTACCAATAAACGGCATCTGTCAATCCTTATGTAATGTCAAGATGGCTCAGTACAACATCTGCAGAGGATGCTGTGTCAGATGTGACTTTAACAATGTCACCCGGCTCCATGACAACCTTTTGGTCACCGCCAATCACCACAAGGGTACCACCTACAGGAATAGGTGCATTCTTTACAATGTACACGCTGTCCTCAGTACCAGAGGTACGACTAGAGGCATCAAGTTGTACACTTACAGTGATTTGTGATGTAACAATATTGGCAATTGAAAGACCAATAATAGTTGTTTCTGTAGAAGACGGACACGTATAAATATTAGCTGCACTAGTACCTACACCTGTATCTGTTTCTGATAAGAAAGCGTTAGCCATTTCTTACTCCTGAATTAAGTATAATTATACCATACTTTTAATGCTTTGTCAAGCGTTTTTTAGCCCAGTGCAATAGCAAATGCTAGTGCAGCAGGGTCTGTTTCGGTTACTGTGTACGTAACTCGTTTGTTTGCGACATCAAATGCTACACTGGCAGAGCCACCTGCAGCAAACTGAATACCGTCACTGTTAGATGCAGTAAACTGGGTACTACCACTAGAGTTCTCTACCGGCAGTGATGTTGTTGAGGAAGTGATAAAACCAGCATCATTGTTAAAACCAGACAAGGCGATATTAGCTTTGGTTAGTTTTTTCTGATTGTTAGAACCGTCAACGACGGCAAAGAAAGCACCTTCAGCATTAGTTGTAGATGTAGCAAGTTCTGAAAGGTCTACAGCAATTGTAGCTGTACCAGAACCAGTAATGGTAGTATCACCAGATACATCAATAAGATTGCCAGCAGCTACACCTACGCTAGTTACTGTACCAGTTGTTGTCGTAAAGCCACTGTCGTTGTTGAAGATACTAAGATTAATCTCATTAGCAGCCTTACGTGATTCGGTTGTACCATCCTGCAGGATAAACTCTGTAGTACCAGAAGCAGCACCTGTCATGTCAGTCAGTTCGCTGAAATCAAGGGCCAGTGATACAGCACCAGATGAACCGCCACCGGACAAGCCAGTACCTGCAGTAACACCAGTAATGTCACCTGTGTTAGTTGTGTAACCAAAACTTTCAATGCGGTCATTGATAGCCGCACTTGTCATTAATGTACTGTCGTTGTCAGCGAAAGATTCTGAGCTTGTAGTAACAGCACTCCCATCAAGCTGACTAAGTGTGATGCTGCCAAGTGTACCACCAAGCGTTAGGTTGCCGCTACTGGTAACTGTGCCGGTAAGAGTAATACCATTCACAGTGCCTGTAGTACCAACAGACGTAACTGTACCAGATGCAAAGCCACTGTCGTTGTTGAAGATACTAAGAGGTATCTCGCTAATAGCCTTACGACTTTGTGGCGTGGCTGCGCTATTATCAAGAATTACTAGTTCGTCTGCAGCCACAGCAGATGCTGTCATGTCTGTTAGTTCTGTCAGGTCAACGTCAATAGTTGGCGTTGCACCTTCACCAGAATTGTTTTGCAGGTCAATCAAGGCACCTGCTGTCAGGCTTGCTACATAGTTACCTGTTGTTTTAGTGCCAAGTGCGACAGCATTGTTGGCAATACCGTCTGCAGTAATCTGCGGTCCCTCACCCTCTGAACCATCGTGGCTGTGTCCAGTAGTAAGATTGAAGGCT